ATGGATTTTCTAATGTATCACACATTAGCTCACCATTTAGATACAATTTACCTATTGTAGATTTATCTGTAAATGTATCTCTTATTAATAAAAGATTAATTTGGTAGTCCAAATTAGATGTAGTATAGTTTGTAAATTTTAACCCCTTTAACCTCCTTAACAAACTCCTTACGAAATTTAGGAATGTCTTTATCATCTGAGTTCCATTTTGGATTGGTGCTATTTAATTTTCTTTTTTTCATAAATAAAAAATTTATATATTGTAAATGCTATTGCTAGACTTAGTGAAATAAATGTTAAATATTCATTAGCTTCTACTAAAGATAGACCAATAGCTGATCCGTTAGCTAATCCTACCTGTACGCTGTCTTGTATTTCTTTCATTGTTTGTTTTTTTTGGCTTTTTATCCAAGTAGGATTTGAGCTTCGTTTTGTTTATTTCTTTTACTTTATATCTTTTTTTCATTATGTAAGATCAGGTGTTAGAAAATCTCTTAAAGTTAATTTAGTTCCTTTCTGTGCTGGTCTTTCTAAATTCATTCCTGCATAGTAGTTATCACTTGAAGGACTAACATCAGCACCTGAATTTGTAGAAAATTCTGGAAAGCTAGATACATTGTTTCTTATGTAGTCTATCATTCTTTCTCTATAGTATTCACCAGTATTCATAACTTCTGATCTAAGGTGTTGTGCTTCTTCAGTTGATAAAGCTGTACCAGTTTCTGAGGTACGACTATAGATGTTTCCGTTTTCTACTTTAAATCTAAGAAACGGTATAGCATGATAGAAAGCGTAGTTAGGTAAACAATCACCTATATATGTATTTATTAAAGTTGCATAGGCTTCATTACCTGCGTTATTAATTGTACCTGCTATAATAAGGTCTTTTAACTTATCGTTAAGCTCTGTACCAAGTGCAGTTTCTATATATAGCTTCTGTGCTTGTTTTACAAATGGTAGTAAGAACTCCACAGCGACATTCATTGAAATTGCCGTAGAATCAACTAATTTATCTTGAGAGATGAATAATATATATTGTGCCATAGTTATCTTGGTTCTAAAAATCCTTCGTTAATCATTGTCTTAGGTGCTTTATCTACTAATTCATTGTTTTCTTCTGGTGTAAATCCTTCACTTTTTGCCTTAGCGTCTGATATTATCTGACTACTGTTAATCTTAGCCTTAGCATTTCTTAAAGATGTTTTGTATATCTGCCTTTTCCATGCATGGTAACACGCACCCCCTCCTTTATAAAGCCATATAGAATAAGTTAAAGCACCTTTTGCACCCCAGCCTATATTTCTTTTTTGTATTTCGCTGTAGTAATAATCATTAACAACTTTATTATTCATTTGTAAGATGTCTTCTTTACGATAGACTTTTCCACTAGACATCATAATATTACAAAATTGCCTAGAACTACTTGGTGTACCTGGATATTCTTTAGTATATAAATATCTAACTTTGTAGTAGTCATTAAAACTTTCATTAACTCCATCTTGTTTGCTTCTAGCATTAGGTCTAGCCGTTCCTGTACTTGCTAATTCTAATTTATCACTTACTAAGTTATTTAATTCTTTTTCAAAATCAAATTCTTCATGTTCGCCATCTGCAATTTCTTCATCTATTAGTTCCCAGTCTTCTGGTATATCTTCACCATATTCTGTTATCCAGTTTTTCAATTCTGAAAAGTCAAATGATTCTTTTTTATCTTCACCACAATTACATTTGCTAAGATTAATTAATTCATCATGAGTTTCACAAGCCATATAAACTGTCTTACCTTCTAGTTCGTGTTCATGATAACCCCTACACCCTAATGTTTCTGCCTGTGCTATTGCTTCTTCTTTAGTGTCAAATACAGGTTTGCCATCTATCATTCCTACTTTCGCAAAGTCTTCTCTAACTTCTACATCTAAAGGCTTAAGTCCTAATTCTTCTCTTATTTCATCTTGTGTCATCACTCCTTTTAGGTCTTCGCTAGTAAATTCTAATGTAATAGGCTTAAGCTGAACAAAGCTAATAGGCATATCCATATTATTAACTGCAAATAGCTTTCTAAGTGTTTTAATTATTTGTTGTTGATAAGGTTTACATACTGTATTTAAATAGTAATTTCCAGCAGCGTTAAGCTCATCTACATTAGAACCTAGTCCAGTTTCGTTTTTAATACCCATAAGCATAGGTGAAGTAACTCTATGAGCCGTAAGTATATTTTGTACTAAAAGCTCTTGTAAAGCTAAGAACTGCTTGTCTAAGTCGCTTGGTTGTATTGGTGTAATTTGTGGTGTCCTTGTTTGGTCATCACTAAAAGTAAGTATAAACTTACCTGCGTTTTCGCTACCTGTAAATTTAGATGCTAAACTGTTTTCTATTTCCATTCTCTCTTCACGAGTTGGTACGCCATTTGCAAAGCTGAACACATACGATCCAGAGAATCCTGAATTGATATTATTTAAATGAAACTCTGCTACCTTTTGATCTATTAAAGACCAGTTATTACCAGCTAAATAGTCTGGTGTGTGGTAAGCTGACATATTAGGACTATATAGACCTGTATAAAGTATTTGACTAGCACTTGTTCTATCGTGGGTATTGAATGCTGGTACTCTATGTGGTTTGTTTACTCTTGTATTAGACCAGTCTGCACTAACATAATAACCAGTAACTCTACCCATTTCATCAGCTCTTTCTACTCTTATTTTTTCTACAGGTACATGATATATTTCTGCTATTTGTGTTCTGTCTTGCGACCATATAACATTGATAGCAAACGCACCTTGTAGTTTAAAGTCAAAAGATAACTTTTTTACTAGCTCATGCATTGTTTCTTTACTATTAGGACTAGACATAAATTGCTTTAATTTAACAATTCTTTCTAAGTCTGCTGCGTTTTCATCATCTATTACTAAGTCTTCTGCTGCAATTATTTCTGCTGTAGCGTTTATTATAGCTGCATTAGTCGAACTATTGTAGTAAAGGTCTATTAGGAATTGAGGGTATAAGTTTTTCCAGTCATCAGTACCATATTCTATATAGTCTTTACCTCTTACTTCTTGTACTACTGGTGCAGTTGTAACCCCTAAGTTTATTGATAAAATATTATCTTTCATAATTAATCTTCTTGTGTCCAATCTGGACTGTCTAGTATTTCCATAATTTGTTCATAGTCATAAGTTGTTTTACCTTCTAAAAAGCTAGGTGTATCACCTTCAAATTTAAGCAAGGCTAAACTTCTGTCATTGTTATATCTTAATGTATCTTCAGATGTTTCTAAGACTTGGTCAAAATCTACACTTGATAATTGCTCTACTAATATAGTTAAATATTTCATATTAATTTTTTGTTGGTGTTACTATTGACCATGTAGGTGTATTAACTAAAGACCCATTTGCTCCTGTTCCACTACTATCCAAAGCGACAGTTCCACTTCCTTCTTCAAATCTCCAATATCCTACTAATCCTGCCATATTAGATATGTCCATAGGATAAAACAAAGAAACTGCTGCTGCTGATCTATTTTGTATATATAATACATTTGCAGCCGTTAAGGTAGTGGTAAATACAGCTACATTGCTTATATATCCTTTGTAAAATCCACCATCTGTTAAATTTTGACCTACTGCTGCGTCTGTGAATGTTCCACTCCAAGTACCCAAACCTGTTGTAGTAGTTTTTAATGTACCATCTAAATACAGCTTTATTTCATCTGCTGATGCATTCCATGTAGCTGCTATATGATGCCACTTACCATCACCTTCTATAGCATCACTTGTTACAGCAGTTTTAGTAGTACCACCAGCTTTATAAGCAAATCTTAATTGATTAGTTCCTGCATGATATAGTATATTCACATAATTATTAGAATCTACTTTTGCTCTAAATAAATTACCAGAGGTAGACACAGTAGATAGCTTTGCCCACAAAGATATGCTACCAGACGCACCTTCTAAATGACTATCGACATTTTCTAGATTAACGCTTTCATCTGTTCCGTTAAACAGTAAAGACCATGTGTCAAAGTCCTTTTTATTAGTTTCTAATGTTGATCCTTGTAAAAATCCTAACATTATATAACATCTTCATAGTAGCACAAAGCAACGCCACTTGTTAAAGTAATGGCTGTGACATTAAGAAAAATGGTCGTACCAGCACTTATTGTAGTATGTAGGTTAGATATTGCACTACCTGTAGCAGTTGTTGCATTAGCTGCTGCTATACTTGCTATAACTGATGTTACTGGAAAATGTATAGCGTAATAGCTTTTTCCTGTCATTGCAGTAGTAGCTATAACATCACATCTATGCTTTCCTAGTTGTTCTCTTAATAGTTCGTTATTGTTTTCTATAGGCATAATTTAATTTTTTATTGTCCGTAATATATATAATTTGTAGAAGTTGGAGCTTCATATTCTTTATATGTAACTTGCTCAGTTCCACTTTTTTCTGATACATAGAGCTTACCTTGATTTACTAGACCCTGCACAACTCCATGTGTAGACCCTATTGGTAATACATCATTCTCATTTACAGGTGCATTACCAGCAC